ATCCGGCCCGTTACTGGCGTGATGAGGTTGAGTTCTATAAGCCGGATCCCGACGCCTCCAAGATTGACCTTGCTACGCGTGCGAAGGGCAAGGCGAAATCGGCAGTTAGCGCAGGTTGGGCGGCGACGGCATCGTCCGCCGACTCAGCCAAGGCACTGGCTTCCGGGGTGAAGGTCAACTTGACCTCTCAGGTTACCGGAGTACTGCCGGTAGCGAACGGCGGTACGGGCAGGTCTACGAGCTAACCCTCGTCTAGCCGCGAGAGCCGGAAGGGGCGGGCGTCTGAATGGCCCCGCCCCTTTTTTTTTCTTTGGAGTTTTTCCATGGCGACTGAAACCGATATCTGCAATCTAGCGGTTCGCCGACTGGGCGAAATGGCGCTGCTTGTGGACGTGAACGAAAACTCGACCTATGCCGAAGTGGCTAAGCAGACGTACCCCATCGTGCGTGACGCGCTTCTTGAACGTCACGCATGGAATTTTGCGACTACGCGTGTGCGGGGGCAGCTTTTGGCTGAGAAGCCTATCGGCTGGCAGTTCGGCTATCAGGTGCCGGCGGCCTGCCTGCGGATGCTTTCAGTCTATGCCGAGACTCGCGGGGAGGTGATTGAACAGGAGCCGTGGGTGTTCGAGATGCAGGGCGCGTATCGCGTTGTGCTCACGAACATCGAGAACGCCGTGCTGAAGTTCATTCAGTACACCGAAAACTCGGATCTTTATTCGCCGGGCTTTGTCGATGCGCTTGCGTGGCATCTTGCGGCGTCTCTCGCCGGTCCGATCATTAAGGGCGAGACCGGGATGACGGTAGCCACCAAGCTTCTGCAGCAGGCGCAGTACTTCGAGCGGCAGGCGATTCAGGCTGACGTACGCCAGCGCCGGACGATTAAGTATGAGCCCGTGGATTTTATCGAGCGCGGTTCTTGGGGTCTTTATCGAGAAGGCGGGCTGATGAGCAACGAGCAGTGGCTGGCGATGCGGAAGTAAGGGAGCAGTGCAATGGCAACCAGAGTGACACAACTTTCGTACAACGCAGGCGAACTGGGCGAGCTGCTTACCGGCCGCGTGGACGACTCGAAGTACTCGGCCGGGCTGGCGCTTTGCCAGAACGCTTATCCGACGCCGCAAGGACCGGTGCGCAATCGTGCGGGGTTCATGTATGTCAACGCGGTGAAGGATTCGTCCAAAGCCGTGCGGCTGATCCCGTTTGTTTATTCGGCGGATCAGCAGATTATTGTCGAGCTCGGCGAGTATTACGCGCGCTTTCACCTGAGAGGGCAGACTTTAATGCAGGCGGACGGTTTGGCTCCGTACGAGATTGCTACCCCGTGGCGCGCGAGTGACCTCTTTCAGATCCACTACACGCAGAACGCGGACATCATGACGCTTGTGCACCCGGCGTATCCGCCGCAGGAGCTTCGCCGGTATTCGATGAACGACTGGCGCATGGTGCGGGTTAGTCTGCTTACTTCGCTGCTGCCGCCTTCTGGCGTGGCTGCGGTACGTTTCAGCAGTGCAGCGAGCGATGCGAATTCCGAGAAATACACTCAACGATATGTTGTTACTGCGCTGAGCGAAGATCGTACGGAGGAGTCCATTGCGTCGGCGGAAGTCAGCGTCGTGGCTAATCTGTATGCGACTGGCACCACCGTGAAGGTCAGTTGGAATTTGGTAACGGGGGCCCGGTATTACCGCGTTTATAAATATCAGGGCGGCCTCTTCGGCTATATCGGTGAGACAGTTGAGAACAGCATAGTTGATGACAATATTGCTCCTGAGACTGGCACAACGCCGCCATATACAGATGATGTCTTTCAAGTCTCCGGCGGCATTTCCGGCGCGTCGATCGTTAACGGTGGTTCGGGGTACGACAACGGTAAGCGAGTGGTAAAGGTTCTTGATTACGGTTGGTGGGGCAATGGCAATTGGAATACGCAGGAAGGCTATGCGGGGCTTATGACCCTCCCGTGGGTTGCCGGGGGCGTGGAATCGGGCTTCAATTCAGGTGCCACATGGCGTACCGGTACATTTTATAACCTCGGCATTCAAGACCTCGAAGGAGGTGGGACGGGGGCTACGGGTGAATTTGATACCCAGCAATGGGGTCGGTTTGGTAAACAGATTAACGGCGGGCGGCTGACCAATGACGGCGGTTATGGGTACAAACGTCCTGTCTTGAAATTTGAATTTCGTACAGGGGTGAAAGACTACATCTGCACCGTCGGGTATCTCGAATGCCTTGCGGAAGAAGTCCCGGTCGAGCTCGAGGTCTATGACGACGGGGGGTCGGGGTACGGCGCCCGCCTGGGGTTTGTTATTACGGACGGGGTGTTCACCGACGTTTATGTGATCTCGCCAGGGCGCAACTACACCAACCCAAAGGTGCGGATCACGACAATTAACGGCTCCGGTGCTGAGTTCAGGCTGACGATTGGCAATGCGGGCGACTATCCTGCCGCAGTCGGCTACTTCGAACAGCGCCGTATTTTCGCCGGATCGAATCTGCGTCCGCAGCAGATCTGGATGACGGCCACGGGCACCGAGTCGAATATGACGTACCACCTGCCTCTGCAGGATACAGATCGAGTTAGTTTCGCCGTGGCGGCTCGCGACTTGAATCAGATTCAGCACATCGTTGCGCTGCAGCAGCTGATTGCTTTGACCTCAGCCGCTGAGTGGCGTGTCTCGCCTTTGAATTCCGACGCGATCACACCGTCCTCGATCTCAGTGCGCCCGCAGTCGTATATCGGTGCTTCGACAGTACAACCGCAGATCATCAATACGAATCTGCTTTATGCCGCCGCACGCGGCGGACATGTGCGCGAGCTCTCGTACGACTACACCGCTGGCGGCTACATCACCGGCGACATATCGATCCGTGCGCCGCATCTCTTTACAGAAGACAACGTGGTAGTGGATATGGCGCTTACGAAGTCGCCGGATCCGGTGCTTTGGTGCGTGCGGCAGGACGGTGTTTTACTCGGCCTTTCGTATGTGCCGGAGCAGAAGATAGCCGCTTGGTTCGAGTACAAGACGGATGGCGCGTTCGAGTCGGCCGCAGTTGTGCAGGAGGGTTTGAACGACTATCTCTACGCCGTCGTTCGCCGGACGGTCAACGGCCAGACAAGGCGTTTTGTTGAGCGCCAGATGGTTCGCACGGACGACTACCGCGGTGCGACGTGCTTCCTTGACTGCGCTGGGCGCCTTACAAGCTCAGCCAAATCGATGGATGTCTCCGGGCTTTCGTGGCTTGAAGGCCGGGTAGTAACGGCGGTAGGAGACGGCATTGTGTTTTCCGGTCTGACGGTGAAGGACGGAAAAGTGACGCTTCCGCAGGAGTGCGCGGACGTTTGGGTTGGGCTCCCTTATGTGACGGAGCTGAAGACGCTTCCCGTGGCGCTTCCGTCGCAGGACGGCTCCTACGCTCGAGGCCGAGTGAAGAACGTTTCGCGCGTATCGCTTCGTCTCAGCAAAACATCGGGCGTCGATGCAGGGCCGGACACCGGGCACATGAAACCCGTGAAGGCCCGTTCAATGGAGTCGTATGGGAAGCCGCCGGAGCTCATGTCCGGTGAGACGGATCTTGTGCCAACGGGAACGTGGAGCGCGGATGGCTCTTTTGTTATTCGGCAGGCGGAGCCGCTCCCCTTCACGCTGATCTGCCACTCGGCAGAAGTGGTTATCGGAGACGACAAGTAAATGGACTACGGATTAGGAAACGTCAGTGACGCCTCTCTTGAGCAGGCGTTCAGCACATACGACCCGGACGCGGCAAGTTTTTGGAACGTAGGGCTCTTTGAAACGAAGTCTGCGGCCAAAACCTTCGGACAGAACACTGGTTACGTGAGTCTGGCTAACGGTGTCATTGGCGCCGTGGGTTCCATTGCGACGGGTTACTACAACTCTCGCATTCAGAAGGCACAGCAGGAGATGGCAATCCGCGTGCAGGAATACAACGCGCGGCAGGCCGAACGTGCGGCGCAGTCGGCGTTGATGTCGTCGAACTTCAAGATCGGTCAGATTAGCGAGAAGTTCGAGAAGGTGAAGTCCTCACAGAAGGCGGCGATGGCGGCGAACGGCATTGTGCTGGGCGTTGGGTCTGCGGCCGAAGTGACTGCTTCGACCGACATCAACAAGCGCCGGTCGATCGATAACCAGTATGCCAACGGTTACTCAGAGGTCTCCAAGTATCGGATGCAGGGCGTCAACGCCCAGTCGCAGGCGGCCGCTACCGCCGTAGGCGAAGTCAACGCTTTCCAAGGCTTGGGCAACGCCGCTACGGCCTTGGGCACGGGCATCAAGGACTACATCTATTACAACGACAAGAATTGGCTGAGGAGCGCATAAATGGCAGTACGAGTTGCTGATACCCCGGAAGTTTCTCCGCTTCCCGCGACGGAGCCGGGACCTGGCTATACGACGCCGAGGATCTTTGCCGTGGACTACACGGGCGAACCGCTGAAGGTCACGCAGACGCTTTCAGAAGCGGGTCGGCTTCGTGAGGAGGCTCGGCGAGCGGATGTGAAGCTTAAGGTTCAGGATGCCGTAACGCGCTACCAGTTCGACCTTCGCCAGTACATGACAGCGGAGAAAGGGCCGCTGCAGAAGCAGGGGTCGCAGGTGCTCGGCAAAGATCTGGACGGCCGAGACTATCGGGTTCAGTTGGGCGAAGACGTCCGGTCGCTGCACGGGAACATCTCTGAGTTTTATGGGCTTACTGATGAGGAGCGGCAGGAGTTTGAGCGCCGAGTTCAGCCGACGGACAAAGAGGCGTTCGCACTGGCGGAAACACACTACACGAACGAAAAGCGCAGGTATGCGGTTGACGTGCAGAAGAATCGCGCCTCGGCCGCAGCTTTCAACATCGCCGAAGGCGGAAGTGTTACAGCGAACATGGCGGCTATTCGTGCCGCCGCAATCGAGCACGGCCACATTACCGGCATGGATGTTGACACGCCGTCGGGCCGCAGGGTTATTGACTCTGTGGTTAAGCAGGCTGTTGAGCAAGGTGTCAGCGCCTTCACCGATCGCCTGATCGCGGACAACAGACCGGAAGACGCTCAGCTCTATCTGTACAAAGCGTCCACAACCGGCGGTACGTCTGGAGAGTTCCTCCGTGCGCAGCGAGACAAGGTGGAGACGGCTTTGCAGGTGAAGCAGGCCAAGCTCCGGGCGGACAGCGCCGTCGCGGAGCTTAAGGCGGCCAGTACGCCGACGGGGCGGTTGGTTACGGCGCTTATGGCGAACGGGGGCATTGCAGACTCGTGGGGGCGGGAGTATGCCAAGCACATGGGCGTGAAGAACTGGGACGAGCTCGATCAACGCAGGAAAGACAGCTACGTACGCGACGCAGTGGATGACCAGCTGCGGCAGTACGGGGGTGACCCGGATCTTGCAATCGCGGCCTCTATTGTGGGTGCACGCAACGACATGACGCCGGCCGAGACAAAGAAGTGGATGGACCAGAATATCGAGCTGGCCGTTGACAGCGGCGGCACAGCGCGGGACGTCATCAACTACTTAACTCCGGATGAAAAGGCGAGATTCACTCGAGCTAAGAACCGCTATGCCACAGAGTCGACGTACGACTTTGACCCGACATTCGAGCAGGTGTATGCGGCGATGAAGCGCCAGAACCCACACGGCCAGCCGGAAGAACTCATGGCGGCGGCAAAGCTCGGCTTCGAAAAGCTAAAACTCGAGCGTGCGCAGCAGAAGATCGTTTGGGGGGCGACGGTTCAGCAGGCTTTTGGCATTGTTCAGAACGGCGGAACCGTGCAAGACGTTATGACGATGCAGGGGTACAGCGACCTGCCGCCGTCGTTCAAGAATCATCTTGCTGCGGCTGCAGAGCGCATAACCAGCGGGGACATTGACAAGGTAGGCGATCCGGTTCTTTTTCAGGCGCTGAACAGCGACCCGACGAAGTTGGCCAGTTTGTCTGACGGGGAGTTCATGCTGCTCGCCTCTCAGCTTGATTCCCAAGAGCTGCAGATTCTCGAGAACCAAAGAGCGGCTCTGAAAAACGGCGTGAAGATGGATGATGCGGTGCCGTACAGCGACATCAACCAGATCATCGACGAAAACTGGGGGGACCTAGGGATTAAGGAACAGCGTGAGTCAACAGACGGCAAAGCACTCAAGGGGTACCTCGTGGGCTACGTCGCCCCTGTTATCCGACAGCTTAAGCTCACGAAAGGGCCGCTTTCGCACGCCGAGCTTACAAAGCACGTGCTGGATATTCTTGGCACGAAAGTGAATAAACCGGGTGGGATATTCTCGGACGGACAGACGAACGTTGCCAACTGGGGCAGCACAGAGGGCTCAACGCGGGAGATCCTTGCAAAGGCGTTTGGCGTTCAGGATGAGGCGGCGCTGAAAGGCAGAGCCGGCGTCAATCTTTTCTTGAAACTCAAAAACGCGCCCAGCGTTTCCGTCACGGACGAGTACCTGCCGCTCCCGCTTCGAACCCGAATCCGCGAAGCGTACAAGGGCGCCTTCGGAAAACTGCCCGACGCCCGCACCACGGTCTACCTTGCGGCGTGCATGTCCGAAGGCGACAAGATTCAGGTGGCGGACGTTCTTGGTGCAGACGGTGCAGCACGGCTAATGAAGGCCCCAGAGTCGCTATCGATTACGGATTACATCCCGGAAGGCCCAGCTACCCAGAGAGGCGGACGCCCCTACGTGGAGATTTACGATCCGCTTGTAGAAGGTTTGCTTGGTGATGAAAAGCACACCATTGAGGACCGTTGAAGGAGATTACTAATGGCGAATCTTGACTTGATGATCGAGTCGATGCGCAGTGCCGATCAAACCACGGACGCTCAGCGCAATGCCACGGCCAACCTCGGCATCAACCCGGATGAGTTCGCGGAGCGGCGAAATATGGCCCAGTCACTGGGCGTACCGGTGCCCGAGGATCAGGACTCATGGCAGGCGCTCAAAATGCGCAAAGCCGCGCAGGACGCCTCGCGCTACGCTGAGGTACCGGTGGTGCGAGATCTTCTTGCGGATCGAGAGCTTTCTAAGCTGATCGCCAATTCCCCGCAGGACTGGAACACGCTCTCCGTTGTCTCTCAGTTAGGACAGGCGATACGCTGCGGGCGCCTGCAGTCGCAGGCCAACGACGCGCAGAAGCGTCTGCAGATCGGCGCGACCCCCGTGGCAGTGAATCCGGCGGATCTCCTTCGTCAAGGGGACGCAGACGCGTTCGGCGGGGACGAGTGGCTCCAAGACTGGGCAAATCGTCCAGACAGCCCGCTTCGGGCAAGGGCGGCTCAGCTTGCTGCTGAGCAGACCGCTCGGCGTAAGGAGGCGACGAAGTACGCGGCAGAAGAGCTGGCACAGGCGCAGATTGAGGCACAGCGCCTTTCGGCTAATCCGGCCCTAGCGGATATCGCCAACGCGGACAGTGTGTGGGACATGATCGGCATCGCCGTGCGGCATCCGGTAGACACGATGGTCAGCACGCTCGCTACTTCGGTGGCGACCAGCCCGACTGGGTTTGCGCTTGCGCCCATCGCCGGTATGGTCGCCGGCCCTGGCGCTGCGGCAGCCGTTATGGGCGCGTCGTCCTTTGAGGCCGAGTACGGCTCGACTTTCATCAGTCAGATGGAAAAGCAGGGCGTTGACACGACCAACCCTGACGCCGTTCGAGCCTTTATGGCCAACTCTGATCTAGTGCGTGAAGCCCGTATCGCGGCGACGAAACGCGCGCTCACCGTCGGCGCGATGGATGCGCTGTCGCTTGGCGCCGCTCGGCTGAGCATCCGTCCGATCAGCTCGCTTAACGCGGCTGTACAGGCCCGCCGCTCCGGAAAGACTTTGGGTGAGGCCGTCGACGCAGGCAGAGCCGCCAACCGCACGGCCAAGACAACCGGTGCAGTCGTGGAGGACTACGCTACGCAGGCCGTAGTGCAGGCGGCGTTTGGTGCCGGCGGCGAAGCGCTCGGGCAGGTTGCGATCGGTGAGGAGATCAACACTGCCGATGTCTTTCTTGAAGCAATCGCGGATCTTGCCACGGCCCCCGTGGACATGATCTCTGCACGCAACCAGATCCGCCGTGTGGCGCAGGACCAGAGTTCGGCAAAGAGCACCCTCGATAGTGCCGCCGTGGTCGAAGAAGCTTTTAACCGAATGGAGACGACCGGCCTCGCACAGCGTGCGCCGGATGTCGCGGCTCGGGCGGTGCAGTCGGTCTTCCAAGGCACGCCGCTTACGGACGTGATTATCAACGCCCGAGAGGCAGAACCCTACATGGATAAACTCCGCGAGCTGATGCCTGACGCCGCTAAAGTGCTCACGGAAGCCGAGGCCACTGGCGCCGACATAAAGGTTCCGCTTGCCAAGGTATTTGAGTTGCGGCTGAAAGATAAGTCCCTGGCTGAAAACGTAATGGCCTTGGCGCGCTTTGACCGAGACGGCATGTCTATTGGTGAGGCCCGAGCGTACGACGCAACGGGCGAACTGGAGCTTGCGGTCAACCAGCTGGCCACGGCAACGGTCGAAGGGTACGAGCGTAAGCGTGAGCGCATGGAGCGAGCCCGCACGGCACTGGCTCCCGTGGCAGAGAAGCTTCGTGCGGCCGGCCGATCCGAGGAGGAGGTGCAGTCCTCCGTCGCCATACAGGCCTCTATTCTTGAGAATATGGCCGAGATGGCCGGCGTTGAGCCCGATGCCTTCTTTAAAGAACACGGCTTCACGGTTAACGTTGAACCGACACCCAAACCGGAGGGCTTTCTGCAGACGACCGAGGACGGCGTGCGGCGCACATCTCGGGAGGAGCACAAGGCGGATGTAGAGGCGTGGCGGGAAGACACTTCGCCGGTAGAGCGTCGTACAGAGAACCGGCGCCTGAGAGAGCGCAAGAAAGCGATCCTTGGGAGCTACACGCCGACGGAAAAAATGATTCGGCTCTTCAAGAATGAAGACGCCGCGTCAAGCATGAACGCGTCGACTTTCCTGCATGAGTCTGCGCACTATTGGCTTGATACGATGCTGCGTACGGCTAAGGTGCTTCTGGAACAGCAGGCGGATTCACAGAGACCCATCTCTCAGCAAAGCGAGCGGCTGCTCGTGCTTACGTCGAAGTTCATGCAGTGGGGCGGGGCATACGATCCGAAGAAAGACCTATCGTTTCGGGATGCGGTCGATCGCTGGCTCGCATCCTCGACGGACGAGCAGCGGGCTTTTCAAGAGAAATTCGCCCGCGGTATGGAGGCGTACATCAAAGAGGGCAAGGCTCCGGCCGAAGGGCTCCAAAAAGTGTTCGAGCAGTTTGCCGCATGGCTCAAAGAGGTCTACGTTACCCTTCGCCGAACGCTTGATGTTGAACTGTCTCCGGAAGTGGCTTCACTCTATGATCAGCTTTTTGTGTCTGAGCAGGCGGTGCAGGATGCGCGTGACCGCTGGAACGACGCAAGTGTGTTCGACCCGTTGGTTAAGGCGGGCATGTCGGAGGACGACTTCCGTTCTTTTGTCGACCTTCGAGAGCTTGCGCGACAGCAGGCAGAAGGGAAGATTCGCAAGAATCTGACTGAGGACATGAAGCTTGGCGCAGATGCCGATATGCGAAAACGCCGAGGACTTGAGGCAGACTTCCAAAAGATGCGTCGTGATGCGCAAAAGCTTCTCTTGAATGAGCCGCACATTAAGGCGTACCAGTACTTTATTCGTCCGACAAAGCAGGACGGAAAAACGATCCGGCGCAAGATCGATGCCGACACGATCAAAAATCTGCCGGAAGAAACTCAGAAAGCGCTGATTGACAGCCACGCAGCTATGGAGCGCGGGAAAGCAAACGTCGAGTATCTAACACTGGGTGAAGCGGCGATGACGCTCGGTGCCGAGTCCCCGGAGGCCTTGGCAGACCGCATCGTTGCCGGGTCTAAGGTTGACCTGGGAAAGGCCGCGGATGAAGCCGCAAGAAGTGAATTCCTGCAGAAGTACGGCGCGGCATACTCACCAGAGGCCATTGCGCAGCTGGCTTCGACTGCGCTTAATAACGACGCCAGACTGCGAGTGCTTTCTATAGAAGTCGCGGCGCTTAAAGGCATGGCGGGCAAGGCCCCGCAGGTGAATGCAGCGATGAAGGCCTTCGCGCGTTCAGCAGTCGGCCGCATGGTATACGCCCGATACAACGAACGGAGCGGTCGGTGGCAGCCAATCCGCTCATACCCCTTTATATCTGCGGCCCGTCGTGCCAGCAAAGCCGCGCTTACAGCTTTTGGCAAAGGGCAGACCTCAGAGGCGGCTGACGCTAAGCACGCTCAGCTGGCGCAAGAGATGCTCGCAAGTGAAGTGGAGCGTGCCCGTGCGTTAGGCACTCGTTTTAACCGCAGAGTGAAAGCGGCGCTGAAGACAAAGACGGTCGGCGGAGAGTACGCCGAGCAGATCCATAAGTTCGCCGCGCGTCTGGGGTTCAATGCACAGGAGAACAAAGCCGCCGCCTCATGGAAGAGCTTTGTTGAGAAGCACGACAACATTCGGCTTGCATGGGAGAACTTATCGGAAGATACACAGGCGGCGCTGCTCAGAGGCGGGCAGGATTGGCCATCGATGCAGGTTCGCCAGATCGAAGAACTGAACAATTTCTTCGGTGCCCTTACTAAAGACGGCTCCCTTGAAAAGAAAGGCCGCGAACTCGAAAAGACGATGGAGCTGTACGACACGATCCGGGAGGGCATAGCGTCCATTACGGCCAATGCGGACGCTGTAAAGCGCGGGCATTTCAACTCGTCGATTACAGAAACGCGCCCAGGGGCAAAGTTCAAGCGGGGGTTCACGAGCTTCATCTACGCGCATATTCCCGGCGTAGCTTTTGTGCAGGCGCTTGACGGGAATAAGCAGGGCTTCCTTACGAGAACGCTGATTTGGCGTCAGGACGAATGCTCCAATCGTGAGCAGCAGCTGAAGGCTGAGTTCGGCGCAGAGCTTACGGATCTGCTTTCACCGGTATCCGGCCACGCGTTTAACAGTGACTTCCGAGAGATCGAAGATGTCGGGCGCATGAACCTGCACAACATCATGGCCGTCGTACTCAACATGGGCAACGAGGGCAACGCTAAGCGTCTTGAAACAGGCAACGGCCTCGATCGAGAGAAGCAGATGCGCATCGCCGAAGAGCTGACGGCAGAACAGCTGCAGACCGTCAATAAGGTTTGGGCGGTGATGGAAAAGCTCCGTAAGCTCGCTGCGGAAATGAGCCGTCGCGCAACGGGAACAGAACCGTTGTGGATTGAACCCACGCCATTCACAGTAACATCAAAGGACGGCGTGGAAGTACAGATGACGGGCGGCTATGTGCCGATCAAGTACGACAAGCACGCCTCTATGCAGAAGCTTGGCGGAGCCTATACGGACGATGATGCGGTTAACTACGAAGCCGCACTCAAGGGCGTCACGGAAATGATGACGCTCAAGACCTACACCAAGGCTCGCGCCGGCGATGCCCCGATGGGGTCTGTACTGCGTCTGGACGTGCAGGGCGTCTTTGACGGCGCGGAAGAAGTAGTCCGCGACGTCTGCTGGCGCGAGTATCTGGCGGACTTTAAGCGGATTATGGAAGGCATCCACATCCCCAACCCAGACTACGAAAGCCAGCATGCCAAGGCGCTAGAGAAGTACAACGCCGCTCGGGAGGCGGCCGAGCGGGCGGGTCTTGACCCGGATACAGTCAAGCTTAAGGAGCCGCCGAAGACCGTGTTTGTCCCCGGCATCCTGAATACAGTCCGCGACCGCTTTGGCGAAGCGGGTGTGCAGGTGCTCGACAATATGGCCAAGGCTATCGCTACGGGCGGTCGTCCGGCTAACACGGGGGCGGCGGACCGCGCATCGGCCCTTATGCGCCAAGGTGTCTCGCTTGCTGGCTTAGGCTTCAACCTCACAACGGCGCTGATTCAGGTAACCGGTCTCATCACGGCGGTGCCAAAGGTCGGTGTTAAGCATGTGCTCGCCGGAATCGGGGATCTGATGGCGCACCCAGTGGAGACTTGGCAGGAAATTAACCGCCGCAGTGTCTTCATGCGCGCCCGTCAAATTACCCGTACCCGCGAACTCGCCGATGCCCGCAATGTGCTCGAGAAAGGCGGCCGCTACACCAAGATCAAGGGGGCGGTCTACGATGTGACCTATGCGTCAATGATGGCTGTACAGGGGGTGGTTGACCATGTGGTTTGGGGTGGGGCGTTTCGACGCGCACTCGAAGTCGAAGGGCTGAGTGAGACCGATGCAGTGAAGTACGCAGATCGTGTCGTCCGCGATACACAGGGCTCAGGGCTTGTATCTGACTCAGCGGCAATCGAAAACGGTTCTCCGATTCAACGCCTTTTCATGGTGTTCTATTCATTCATGGGCCGTGCGCTGGGTTTGACCGCTATGAGTTATCTGGGCGAGCACAACCGTGCGAAAGCATATGCGCAGATACTCACGATTTCGCTTGCGCTCCCGATGATCGAGTCCGTGATTCGCGGGGCCATTCAGCCGGGTGACGACGACGATAAGTGGGACCGGATGACGGACGCCGAGAAGTTCACTTATGGGGCTCGCTACGCTCCGGGCTCTTCTGCCGGTTTTATGCTCGGGCAGTTCTTCTTGGCCCGTGAGTTCTCGAGCATGACGGAGAACTTCTTTAAGGGTGATCCAGTGTTCTCGTGGCGCGGTCCTTCCGGCCTTCGAGCGATTGCTGACGCGGGGCAGTTCTTGTCTCAAGCTCAGCAGGGTGAGATTGACGTGGCGTTTTCTAAGGCGCTGATCAACCTAGCAGGCGACTTCGGCATGCCGGGCGCGGCTCAGCTGCAGAAATCGATTGCCGGCTGGCAGGCGCTCGAGAAGGGCGACACTGACAATTGGCTTGCACTTCTTCTCGGCTACAAGAAATAACCGCTAAAATCAGAGCTTAGAGCACGTGAATTCGGCAACCGGATTCACACATGATCAGTACCGAAATTCGGCGCAGTCAGACGTATGTCGGCACAGGGGACGTGAATTCATACACGTTCCCTTTCCGCGTCTTCGCCGCCGACCAAGTTAAGGTCTACGTTCGCGCGGCCGACGCGGCATCGGGTACTTTGCTTGATACGACGCAGTACTCTGTCACGCTGGCCTCGGCCTCTGCGCAGACCGTCGGCGGCACCGTTACGCTTTCGGCCCCTCTGGCAGCGGGCGCCAAGCTTGTCATCCTTTCGAACATCCCGTACACCCAGCTTCTCGCTTTGCAGAATCAGGGGGCGTTTAACGCAGAGGACCTGAACGCCGCGTGGGACAAGAACACCGCGCTTAGCCAACAGCTTCTGGACCGCCTTGATCGGGCGGTACTGGCACCGGAGCTCGGCGACAGGACGCCGGAACAGTTCACGCAAGCGCTTTTCGATGCGCGCGATGAGGCGGTCGCGAAGGCCGGAGAGGCCGCCAACTCAGCGTCTGCTTCTGCGACCAGTGCCAGTGACGCGGCGGCTTCTGCGGCGGCTGCGGCCTCCTCGGCTGTGGAAGCCGAAGCCTCGAAGAACGCCATTAACGTCACGAAAGAGCAAGTGACGGCTGAAGGGCGAAAGCAGATTGCCGCGATCCAAACGGAAGGCGGCACGCAGATTTCAAACGTGCAGTCAGTCGGGCAGGAACAGGCGAGCCGCATCTCGACGGCCGGCTCAGCTGTTGTCGCGGACATCAAGCTCAACGGGCAGGGTGAGGTAGACCGCATTACCCAGACCGGCGGCACGTGGAACGACACGGTGGTCGCTACCGGTCAGAGGTGGAAGCAAGACGTTATCGCCGCGGGCTCAGACTCGCTCGCTAAGGCGACGGCGCAAGCTGCTGCCGCGGAGGCCAGCGCCAACAAAGCAAGCGGCTTCGCTGATGCGGCGTCTGCCGCAGCCAAAGCGGCCGAGACCTCCGAGAACGTAGCGGTTTCTTCAGCTACAGCCGCAGGGGTTTCTGAAGCAAAAGCCAAGGCATCGGAGACAGCTGCGGCATCCTCAAAGACAGCCGCGGCCGGTCCTGCCT